TTACCACCTGATGGCAAATCATTATCTCATTCGTGATTAGGTTATTTATGTTTGTAAAATCCTCTTTAGTGAGCATTGTATTACCGAGATTAACAATCTCAGCAGCGTTATCTTTGCTCTTATTGAACATTATAACTAAACGCTTTCCTTCATCGCCTGTAAACTTCTTTAATAAACCTCTCTCAACCTCACCTTTATGCTCCTCATTAATAGGATCCCCATTATTAAGATTAATTAACGTTGAACCCACAAAGCCTTGATTAGCGTTACCGAGAATGTGTCTGCTAACCTTTATATCTGATTCAATGTAATTTAATCCTTGATAGTATGAAGGCAATGGGTAAACCTCACTCAATGGATTGTATTCGCGATTAAAATAAATTTGTGAGCCAAACTTATCATTCATATTAAACGCAGGATATTCGCGAGGTTTTTCCTTAAAATCGCTCCAATCGTTTTTAACGTAATACAAACTCAAATCTTTGTTAACTCTAACCTTTGCAAAATCAATGTGGTAAACCTCTGCAATCTGCCCTATGCGATTCCAAATAACCTGCATATAATAACCCCTGTAAAGTTCATCATCTTTAATACATTTCTTTACAATCTGATTCCACGTTTCGCCTCTGCTATTTGCAGTACCTGCAACCTCAAAACCTTTGCCGTAAATGTATGTGCATTTACTTTTAACTATCGCTCCGTGCTTTGGTGATTCGTTGTATAGAGATAACAGATAATTAGGATAATCGTTATTCTTACCAAATTCAATATAAGAATACTTACCTTTTTTTTCCTCAAACTTTGGCTGCTGAGCGTGGTCAAATTTGATTACTATGTGTTTGTAATTATCCATTGTATGTTACAAATGTGTTGTTTTGTCCTGTATATTTTGTTGGCTCAAATTCACTCGCAGCACTAAGATACATCAATCCTGTTTCAACTGGTATAGAATCTGTATCTATTGTGTTGATATTATTCGTTGGTGTTTGATATGCTTTGTAAGTCCAAAACCCTGTTTCAGAATCTGCAAAATAAGTATTAACAACTAAACTCATTTTCATATACCTATCTGTTGTGCTGATATCATTAAACATAAAAGATACAACCTCCTGAGTTATTCTATTTGTAAAGAAAATCCCAACGTAATTATCAGGATTATCTAAATTCTCTTTTGCCGTAATGTAAATAGGTGTTGTTTGACCTTTTGCGATTGTTATCATATTAAAAAACCTCCGACTTTTATTATCGGTCGGAGGCGTTTTTATTTTGAGTAAGAGTATTAAGTACCCGGTGTTTCTAGCGCTGCTGCAATGTTTGCAGGAACTACTAAGAAATCTTCACGCTCTTGACTTGAAAAGGTAAGAAGGTAACCGTTCCGATCTGCTAATCCAGTTCCACTACCTGCCTCTGTTGTTTCAAGTTGTAAACCAAACTCTTTGCCATACATGCGATACGTTCCGTCTCCTTCTTTAAGTACAAATGTAAGACGATTTTTTGCAAGTGTTGTAACAACATTTCTAACGTCTGCGCTACGGCTATTGATAGGAAAAATTACCTGATGGGTAAAAAAGAAAGTTCCATTTTCAATAGATGAAGTAATACCATTATTTGCTGATGCAGTCGCGCGAGGAACTTCAAACTTCCAAAAGCGTTTGCCTGAATTTTTTGTTATAGCAGATACAACACCTGATGCAGATGTTACACGGCTATTGCCTGATGCGTCATACAACGCAGAATTTTCTATAAGATAAACGACCTCAACACCGCCAACTGAATCACGGCATTCTATCGCATATCCTGATGTAACTACACAACTCATATTATTTAGATTTAAGAAAAAAAAGGTGGTGTTTATTTCACCACCCTTTTGTTCAGTTATAGAATTTTATTAGATAGCTGCTTTGAACTTAACGCATTCGTTTGTAAACGCTACGTTAACACCAATTTTGAAAGAAACTTTACTTCTGATTTCATCGTTATCCTCTGAATACCAAAGGCGATAATTTTGCTCTTCTCCTTCCAAATCTACTGCCATCGCAATGTTAGATACACTTAGCGCGTAAGCATCTCCAGTACCATTCAATCCGTTAACAGGAACAATCTCAATGTTTGTACCAGGTAGGATAAATGATTGAGCATTTACATCCTGTGGATTGTAGCTAAACAAATTCAACGCTCTGTAAGCAAGGATAAGCAAACGATACCAATCATAACCGCACATAATCTTTACATCTCCTTTTGCCATTACAGCCGCAGGAATTGCTTTGTAGATACCCTCAGTTGCTGCGATTACGTTAGATTGAGTGATTGTGCTGATTGTTGCAACACCTGTAAAACCTGATACGTTAGCATCTACAGGAGAACCGCCATCAATCAAAGAAATCAAACCATCAAATTTGTTTAAGTTACCATCGCCTGAAGCTGTTGTACCTTGCCAAATTGCAGTTTCAAGTTGCGCAGCAATACGTGCGTTTTTCTTTTCTAGATAAGCTGCCAAGAAATCAGCGTTACCGAAATCTGTGTAAGTGCTACCAGCTTTCAAAGCCTCAGCAGTAAATTTCGCCTCAAAGTTCTTAGGGCAAATTGTTTCGCTAATCATAATTTTACCCGGTGTAATTGTACGCTGAGTAAAGGTTGTAGTTCCTGATGGGTTGTAACCGCACGCATCTGTTTGAAAAAATGCATCGGTATCCATTAAAGGGATTGCAACTGGTCCTTTTGCGCCTGGAATAACAACACCGCCATCCATAATTAACTGCTGAGTTCTTGCACCGATTACGGCTGAGGTCAACAGGGGTTTAACGAGTTGTTTAGTATAATCTGCTAATGATCCTAATGATAATGCCATTGTAATTTAATTTTTGTTTTTAAGAAAATAGGATATCGTATTTAAATCCTTCTTTATTGTTTGAAAATTTTGATTCTGATTTAATTGCTGCATCTGCTACTCCTGTTGGTGCCTCTGCTAATGTCTGAGTAAGATTTAACAAACCCTCAATTACCTGAGTTGCTTTGTTTAGTCTTGTTTCATAATCAGCAAATTTCTGTTCGTAAGATGCAAACTTAGATTCGTAAGATGCGAACTTTTCGTTTGTAGTAGATTCAAATGCTGAGAATTTAGCAGTCATATCTTCATCTTTTTTCTTTGCCTCAATCTCAACTTCAACCTCTGATTCAGCAGGTTTGATTTCCATTATCGCTCCATTGTCACCTAATACAATCATAGTACCATCGCTTAAAGTATGTTCTCCTGCAGGTGCAGGCATACCATCAATAGTTACGATACCACCGATTGCCAGCTCGGTAACTTCTACTTTTGTGCCATCCATCAAAGTTGCCTCAATCATCTTTACTACTTGATCCTGTTTTGGAGTGTTTACTAACTCATTAAAGGTTAGTCTTAATTTTTCAATGATTTCTGTTGCTTTCATAATTATAGATATATTTAGTCGTGAATAATTACGTTTAAAAGTTCAGATATTTTTTTAAGTGCGTTTTCCTCAGCCGTTAAAGGTTGCTCATAGTCAAACATTCCCTCAACTGAAAACCCTCTAAAATCTCCTGCCTTAACTTGCTGCCAAACTTTATCATTCTCTACATAGAATGAGCCAAACCAACTGCCATCTGCTACACCTTCAAAACCTTTCATTGGCATTATGCCACGCTCGTTATCGGTTAACCAAGATTCAAACATTGTAACGCCTTTTACCTTTTGCTCAGGATCGTGCATTAGATTAACATGGTTTTGGTATTTCTTTTTTGCAAACTTTATAGCTATCTGTTTGATTGTATCGGCTGAGAATTTAACGTAGTGTTCACCCATTTTATCGTTATTGCGATATATCAACTCATCTGCCAACATCAAAGGACCGGATATTATTCGCTTTTCCTCGTTTACTATTTTAAAATCTTGCTTTCTCATTTTATCAATCTGTTCTAATTTTCTTTGCGCCCATTCTATCCCTGCATCGCCACCCCAAGCTAACCACATCAAACGACCGCAACCATC